ATTAACTAAACCAGAGCTAGATGTTTCTACCAACTGGGGACAAAAGTTAAACGCTAACTTAGATGCTATCGATGCAATATTTAGTGGTACTGGTACAGGTGTTTCACTCAACATAGATGGTGGGGATATTGCATCTGCTGTTACGATTAATAAATCACCTGTCATCACATTAGGTGGTGATCTTACAGGTAATGTCACACTTACTAATTTAGCTAGTGGCACACTAACAGCTACCATAGCAGCCACATCTGTAGAAAACTCAATGTTAGCTGGTTCTATAGCTAACTCTAAATTAAGTAATTCATCTATTACGGTTGGTGCTGGTTTAAATTCAACTGCTATATCTTTAGGCGGAACGATTAATTTTGCAGGTACTTCTAACGAAGTAGAAGTCGCAGAAAGTTCAGGAACAATAACGATAGGTCTGCCATCAGCTACAGAGATTACAACTTCTTTAGGTGTTGGCGGTGGTTCTACAAACGGTGTTGTTATAGAACAAGGTGCAATAAAAATTAAAAACGGTGGCACACAATCACATATAGACTTTTATTGCGAAAGCAATAACGCACATTATTTAAGATTACAAGCACCTGCTCATGCAAGCTTTAGCGGTAATCCTACTGTAGTTTTACCTGCATCAGCAGGTACGATTGCTTTAACATCTGGCGACATTACAGGTAATGCAGCTACAGCTACAGCCTTAGCAACTGCAAGAACTATTCATGGTGTATCTTTTGACGGTACTGCAAACATAGACTTAACAGAGGTTATACAAGATACCGTAGGTGCTATGGTTTCTGGTAACACAGAAAGTAACATAACTGTTACCTACGAAGATTCTGACGGTACATTAGACTTTAGTGTTACAGGCGGTGGTTCAGTAAGTGAAGCATTTAAAACAATATCTGTATCTGGTCAAAGCGATATAGTCGCAGATGCAGCAGCAGACACACTTACTTTAGTAGCTGGCTCAAACATGACGATTACTACCAATGCTAGTGGCGATGAAATTACATTTGCTAGTTCTGGTGGTGGCTCACAAAACTTATTCTCAACGATTTCAGTATCGGGTCAATCTGACGTAGTTGCAGATGCAACCACAGATACACTTACTTTGGTTGCTGGTAGCAATATCACTCTGACTACAGATGCTAGTAGTGACTCAATAACCATAGCTTCTAGTGCATCTGGTTCTGGCGGCAGTTCTTCTTCTTTTGCTAAGAATACTTTTGCAGGCGATGGTTCAACCACAGCCTTCACGCTATCTACAAGCATGACTAACGAAGATGGTCTTATTGTATTTATAGACGGTGTTTATCAGGCAGATAATGTTTATACAGTTTCAGGAACTACCCTTACTTTTGCAACTGCACCTGTCAACGGTAGAGTTATAGAAGTCTTTCAATTAGAGGGCGGTATTGTAGGTACTGCACCTTCAATTGACACAATGACTGGTGATGGTTCAGATACTACTCTAGCATTAAGCACAACTCCTTCATCTGAGAATCAAACATTCGTAACTATTGATGGTGTTGTTCAACATAAAGACACTTATTCAATATCAGGCAGCACACTAACATTTAGTGCTGCTCCTCCTACAGGTACAAAAGTAGAATGTGTAACATTTAGTAATGTAGCTGTAACTACTTTTGAAGACGCTGATGGCGATACTAAGATACAAGTAGAAGAAAGTACAGACGAGGACACCATTAGAATGGACGTAGCGGGGACTGAGGTACTAACTCTAACTAATAGTGCTATGACACTTAAAGGCACTACACCTACTCTAACGATAGGTGACGCAGGTGCAGAAGATACAAAGATTGTTTTTGACGGTAATGCCCAAGACTTTTATGTAGGACTAGATGATTCTGCTGACGATTTAATTATTGGTAAAGGTTCTACTGTAGGTACAACACCTGCTGTAGTTATTGATGAAAACTTAAAAGTAGGAATCGGAGCAGCTCCAACTTTAGGAGCACTTCATGTCACAAGTTCACTTACAGATACTGTGACATTTGAAAATACTGATGCAGGAACAACAGGAGCACAATTACTTTTATATCATAACTCTAGCTCTCCTGCTGATGGAGATAGAGTAGGAGCATTAGCTTTTCAAGGTACAGATGATGGTGGTAATCATACTACTTATGGTGGTATAAGATGTTTAGCTTCTGATGTAAGTGATGGTAGTGAAGATGGTACTTTAACATTTAGTACAACAAGAGCAGGTTCTTTTACAGAAGCAATGCGAATTGATTCTTCTGGAAATGTTGGCATAGGAACTAGTAGTCCGGGTCAAACACTTTCAGTAACAAGTGCTAGTGGAACAGTAGCAGAATTTTTAGGAGAATCAGGTCCACATGGACTAAGAATTTATGGTAATGACGGAGGTTTTGGAGCAATAGGTCATGTAAGTTCAGGAAGTTATGATTTAAGAATTGAATCTGATGGTGGAGTTGGTATTGGTAATCCGACAACAATAAACTATGCTTTAGAAGTTGAAGGTGCACAGATTGGTAGAGGTTCAGTTTACTTTCATACAACTATGCCACTTTCAGATGCTACTTATGATTTAGGTCATAGTTCTTACAGATGGAGAAATATGTATCTTTCTGGAACTACTTATAGTTCTGATAGAAATGAAAAAAATACTATTGTTGATAGTGATTTAGGTTTAGATTTTGTAAAAAGACTAGCACCAAAATCTTATAAATTTAATGATGGTACAAGTGGAAGAACACATTATGGGTTAATAGCACAGGATGTAGAAGATGTTTTATCTGATATAAGCAAGACAGGACAGGACTTTGCAGGATTTTGTAAAGATGAACCAACTGAACCGCCTAAACATGATAAGGATAACCCTGTAACAGAAACTAGATATGGTTTGAGATATACAGAATTTATTGCACCATTGATAAAAGCATTACAAGAGGCAGATGATAAAATAGAAGCTCTTACTGCCCGAATAGAAACTTTAGAGGGAGGAGAATAATATGGCACTTACAAAAATATCAAGAAGCTTATTAGACACAGGAGTTTCTGATAGCTCTGATGCTACTGCTATAACTATAGATAGTTCTGAAAATGTTGGGATTGCAAACACAAGCCCAGTAAGCAAATTAGATGTTACACACACAATAACAGCTAATACTGGTGATTCAATAGCAAGCTTTGGAACTAGTGGTTCAGGCGGCTGGGCAAACTCAGCTCACCAAGTAATTATTGGTGGTCCAAGTCTTTCAACTTATACAGGGCTTATTATTTTTTCAGATTCTACTTCTGGAAATGGTCAATTATCTTTTGCAGACGGTAAGGGAGCTAGTGATTCTTGGAGAGGTTCTGTTTCTTATAACCATGCTAATGATTTTATGAAATTTGATACAAACGCAAATGAGGTAATGCGTTTTACATCTGCGGGACATGTCGGGATTGGCACAACTTCGCCAAATTCAGACCTTCATGTTAAATCACCAGATGATTCTACTGCTGCTTATATAAGTGGGGGTACTTATGCTTTAGGTATAGATAGAGACCAAGCAAGTGGTACAAATTACGGTTGGTATTTAGGCACAACAGCAAGTAATACATTGGTTGTATATGATGCAAGTGGTACAGGAAGATTTGAAGTTTCGCTTACATCTGCTGGATTTATTTCAGATAAAGACCAAAAAGAAAACATTACTGATATAGCATACGGTTTAGAAACTGTAAAAAAATTAAAACCTAAGAAGTTTAAGTTTAAAGATGTTGTTGAAATGTTTGAAATTGACGGAGAAAAAAGAACTTTAGAGGGTGATTACAATATAGGATTTATAGCACAAGAAATGGTTGAAGAAGTTCCAGAAATTGTATCTGGTACAGATGGGCAGGGCGATATGAAAATTGATTATGCAGCCTTTACTTCTGTTTTAACCAAAGCAATGCAAGAACAACAAGAACAAATCGAATCACTACAACAAGAAATTGAGGCACTAAAAAATGGTTAATTATGAATGGAACGTAAGTACAGTTGATACTTACCCAACACACGAAGAAAAGGACGATGTGGTTTACAACGTCCATTGGCGACTCTTAGCAACCGACGATGCTAATAACGATGCAGACGGTAATCCGCAAACTGCAAGTGTATATGGCAGTCAGCCTTTAGATGTTTCTGATTTATCTAGCTTTACAGCCTTTGCAGACTTAACAGCAAGTGATGTGCAAGGCTGGGTTGAAGCAGCTATGGGTGAAGAAGCTGTAACTAATTACAAAGCTGATTTGGATGCTCAGATAGCTGAAAAAGTTACACCAACATCAGTTACTAAAACTATAGGTTAATATGACAACTAAAATACCAGCAGAATTATCAAGCACTCCCGGAATATCAGATAGTAGTAACGCTACTGCTATAACTATTAATAGTTCAGAACAAGTTGGGATAGGAACTACGAGTCCTGATTTTCTTTTAGATGTTGAAGGCAGTAATACCCAAATGAAAGTAGGTGCTGCGTCTCAAGACGGTGGATTTTTAACATCAACAGACAATAATCAATTAATAGTTTCTGGTGGATTTTATTATAACGGAAGCAATTTTATAGCCGCTTCTACTTCGGCATCAGGTGTATCTTTTGATAATGGAGCAACATTTTTTTATAACAATACAAGTTTAACTGATGGTAATTCTTTTACTTTAACAGAAAAAATGAGATTGGAGTCAACAGGGAAACTGACTCTAGCTGCGGATGCAGGATATATTGGAGATGATTCTTCAGGTATTTTACAGTTGAGAACTCACTCTACGGCAGGTGGTTGGGGAATATCTGCTCGTAATTATACAAATACGACAACAGGATATTGGTATATCGGCAAAATGACAAACGGTACAAATATATTCAGTATGACAAGTGATAGCGATTCTATTGATTTAAACTTTTTATCTGATGAAAGAATGAAAATGAACATTACAGATTCAGCAGATGTTTTAGACAAAGTTAAACAAATTACTGTTAAAGATTTTGACTGGCGAACAGAACTCAATGGAGATACAAAAGACGACTCAAGACCTAGTAAAGAGTATGGTTTTATTGCACAAAATTTTCAAGATATCGGATTGGGTCAGTATGTAAAAGAACTTATGCCAACAGATGAGAGTGACGATACTTTAGGCATGGATTATGGAAATATAACTCCTATACTTGTCAAAGCAATACAAGAACAACAAACTATAATAGACGATTTAAAAGCAAGGATAGAAACATTAGAGGGTGGTTAATAATTGATTCTCAAGAACTGCCTGAATAGTCTATAATAAAAAGCTATGACAACGACAACTAACTTAGGATTAACCAAGCCAACCGTAGGTGGGTCTGATAATACTTGGGGTGGAACTTTAAACAATAACTTAGATTCTGTTGATGCCATATTTGCAGGAGCAGGTAACGGCACATCCGTTGGTTTAAATGTTGGTTCTGGCAAAACCTTAACTGTAGCTGGCACGGCTACAATATCAGGAACTTTAACTGTTCCAGATAACAGCATTGCTTTAGGTACTAAAACGACTGGTAATTACGTTGGCACTATTGCCGTTACATCTGGTCATTTAACGACAACAGGAGCGACAACTGGAGAAGGCATAGGTCATACATTAGGTCTACCAACTGTTGCATTTGCTACAACTTTAAGCGGAGGTATAGCATCTATTACTGTAGATGCTCAAGGGAGATTAACTGCGGCTAGTACAGATGCTTCCGATGAAAATTTAAAAACTAACATTGCCAATATATCCTCATCTAATAGCCTTGATAAAATAAAAAATTTACAGCCAGTTAGTTTTAATTGGAAAAATGAAATAGAGGGAGTTAGAAACACTACCGATACTCAAATAGGTTTAATTGCACAACAAGTAGAAAATTATGTACCAGAAGCTATTTTTGATGGAGCAGAATCTTTAGGGGGAGAGAACGTCAAAAAAATTGATTACAACAGTTTAGTTGCTTTATTAATAGGTGCAGTAAAAGAATTAGAAGAAAAAGTTAAAACTTTAGAAAATGCTTAAATATGGCTTTGGTAAACATAACTCCGCCAGCAGGCATAGTAAAAAACGGAACTGAATACGCTAACAAAACTCGTTGGGTTGACGGTAATTTAGTGCGTTTTGAAAACGGCTTCCTAAGACCCATAGGTGGTTGGGAAAATTTACTTTCTTCATCTTTAACTGGTACACCAATAGGCATGTATTCCTACAACGATAATAGCGGTAAGAAAGTTTTAGGTATCGGTACTAGAGAAAAAATCTACGTTTTTTATAACAATGTTAATTACGAAGTACAACCAGTAAATTTTGTTAGCGATAAAAATAACAATCCGTTAGGTTACGGAGCTGGGCTATACGGCAAAGAAGAATGGGGAGAAGCAAGAGAGGGTAACGGAGATGCAGGACCATCTGGTTTAGATTTTGAAACTAAATCATTTTCTTTTGATAATTTTGGACAAAACTTACTTATATGTTCTGCTAGTGATGGCAGAGTTTTTGAATGGAACCCATCATCTCCTAGCTCAGTCACAACCCTTTCTAACGCACCAATAAATAATATAGGCGTGATAGTAACTAACGAAAGGCACGTTGTTTGTATTGGTGCAGGCGGCGATCCTAGAAAAATACAATGGAGTGAAAGAGAAAACAGTACATCATGGACGGCTGCAGCTAACAATACTGCAGGAGATTTACAAATAGCAACAGGAGGACAGGCTCATTATGCGGTTAAATATAGAGGAGATATTATTATTTTTACTGACGTTGGTATCAACCGTTTGTATTATGTCGGGGCACCTTTTACATATGGTATAGCCGAAGCAGGTACAAACTGTAAAGCGATTAGTAGAAGATGTATCGTTCAAGCAGGTGAATTTTTAACATGGATGGGAGAGAACTCATTCTACATTTATGACGGTTCAGTTAGAGAAATAAAATCAGACGTGCATGATTTTGTATTTGATGATTTACATACCTTATACAGATTAACAACTTGCGGTGGGCATAACCAAAAACACAACGAAGTATGGTGGTTCTTTCCATCTGGCACGTCACAAACACCAAACAAATATGTTATTTGGAACTATTTAGACAATGTTTGGTCTGTTGGTGAACTATCAAGAAATTGTTGGATTGATGAAGGTGCTTTTGATTTTTCACTAGCTGCTGATAATAATAATCAAATCTTACAACATGACTTTGGTACTTTATTTAACTCGCCAGATTTAGGTACAACACAACCGTTTTGTGAAACAGGACCATTAGAAATAGGACAAGGCGACAGACTTGCACAAGTAAATCAGATATTACCTGATGAAAAGACTACTACTTTACCTGCTGTTACTTTAAGTTTTAAAGGTAGAAATACACCTTTAGGTGCAGAAACAGACTTTGGTTCTTTTAGTTTTGCAACTGATGGATATACTGATGCTAGATTTACAGCTAGACAAATACAAATGAAAGTTACCGGTGATACAGACCAAGTATTTCAATTAGGTAATGTTAGAGCTGATATAAAACAAAGAGGTAGAAGATAATGGATTTATCTGCAAAACCTCAATATATACAAAGAGCTATCAACGTAAAACATTCTTTTTCAGCTACTACGCAACAAACTATTTACACAGCACCAGCAGGCGATGATTTTACTTTTGCTATAGTTGAAGGCATATTTGCTTGCGATCATGGCAATCAACAAACAAACCTAGATATATCAATAACAGATACGAGTTCTGTTGAGTTTTTTTTATTTAAACAAAAAAACATAACCGCACATAACACTCTAGAATTAATTACAAACTCAGGTCTCATTTTAAAACAAGGCGAAATTATCAAAGCACAAGTTAATCACGCAAACATAGATTTGGTTTTTAGCGTTATAGAATATGCAAAAGGTGACTAAACTTCCTGAATGGCAAGTACAATGGCAGCGTTGTAAGCCAATCATTGAAAAAGCTATAAAACATCAATCAGCATATACAATAGACGATATAGAAGATAAAATAAGGGAGGGTATATTCCTGTTATGGGCTGGTAAACAATCAGCTTTTATAACTGAGTTTATAACCTTTCCGCAAGAAATAGCGATGAATTTGCTGTTTTGTGGTGGTAAATACGAAGAACTAGAGGAAATGTTAGATTCTATAATCGTTTTTGCTAAAGGTGCTGGAGCAACAAAACTTTACGGTGGAGGTAGACCCGGCTGGAAAAGAAAACTAAAACATCTTGGTTTCAAAACAGAGAACATAATAAGTAAAGATATATAATGGCAAAAGGAGCAACAAAACAAGAAGCAATAGTACCTGAGTATTTAAAATCAGGATTTGAAGCTTTATCAGAATTAGGACAAGAAGCAGCAGCACGTCCGTTCATGGGTTACGAAGGCGATAGGATAGCTGGGTTTTCACCACAAGAATTACAAGCACAACAAGCCATACAAGGTTTATTTGGTCAAGCTATGGGTACATCACCGCTAACTAGCTTGCAGCAATTAGCTGGCACACCACAGTTTCAGTTTGCGGGGGCTACACCTTCTATTTCTCCTGTATCTGTAACTCCCGCATCTTTACTTCAAACTGACATATCTGCATATCAATCACCTTTTCAACAACAAGTGATTGATTTAGCAATGGAAGATATCCGCAGAGAAGAGGATATTGCTAGAGGAGCAGCACAAGATAGAGCTATCGGTGCTGGTGCTTTCGGTGGTTCTAGGTCTGCATTATTAGAAACAGAAGCAACTAGACCTTTTGTTGAGCAAAGAGCTAGAACTGCAGCAGGATTAAGGCAAACAGGTTTTGAGCAAGCTGCAAGATTAGCAGAAGCCGATGTAGCCAGACAGCAGCAAGCTGAATTAGAAAGAGCTAGAATGGCTCAACAAGTTGGTTTGTTAGAACCAGAATTACAATTAAGAAGAGATATAGCAGGTGCCGATATTGCCGGCAGACAAAGAGCTGAACAAGCCGGTTTGTTTGGTGATCTTTACGATTTACAAACTGGTGCTATAACAGCTTTAGGTGGCGTAGGCGAACAACAAAGAGGATTAGAACAGCAAAGAAGAGACATTGCTTTTTCAGAGTTTATGAGAGAACAAGGCTACCCAGCAGAACAAATTAGTTTATTAGGTAGTGCTTTATCAGGTATATCTCCTAGCGTTATTGGTCAAAGAACTAGTCAAACTACTGGTATTGGAGACATACTAGCTGGCACAGCACAAGCAGGATTAGGTTTATTAGGATCAGGTTTCTTTGGAGCTCCAACTGGAGGTGCTTTAGGTACCGGCTCAGGTATATTTCAAGGGTTTAGTACTTAAGGATAATAATTATGGCTACTAGAATACCTTTTACACAAGATGAAGTTATAGATTTACTAGGCATAGGTAATAGACCGGACGCTCCAGAAATAGCTTCTAATTTAGTTCAATCATTAGGTCAGAGCACTAGTCCAGACATACAAAGACCTTTTAGAACTGATCCTATAGATATAATTAAAAAGTTTTCACCTTCAGAAACAATAGGACAATACTCACCTTTACAAGTCGGACGTTTTCCAGAAAATTTTATAGGTCAAGCTATAGGTTTAAGAAACCTTGCTAGAACTATTTCAGAGGGAAAACCTTTACCAAGCCAAGATGATTTGACTGCTCCCGCTTCTCCAATGGCTCCGTTGCCTGCAACCAAAGAGGCGGCTAACAGCATGGCAGCAAATTTACCTTCATACGACACAAAATCAATTTTTGATGTAAACGATCAATCATCTGGTTTCAATCCTAATTTAAAGATGAACGCAGAAACCTTAATGAAACAACCGTTTATGGAAACTATTTCTTCTGCAGCTAAAGAGGAAGGTAAAAAACCTGAAAAAGAACGAGGTGCTTTTTACAAAGGCTTAGTTAGACTTGGCGGTACAGGCGGAGTCAATCAAGGTCTTAAAGAGTTTGCATCTATTATTAGCGATGCTTTTTTTGGCGACAGAGGAGTGCAAGCTGGTATAGAAGCAAGAGAGTTAGCAAGAGTAGAAGCACAACCTGATGATATAGATGCAGGTGAATTTATAAGATTACAAGAAGCACAAGTTTTACAAGCTTTACAAGCTGCACCGGGAAAAAATATACAAGAAAAATTACAATCTTTGTCGCCTTATCAACAAGATGTTTACAACAACTACGTCAAAAAATCTGGAGGAACATTGGACGAGATTTTTCAAATGCTTGCGTCAAGCAATAATAATGCTAATAGTCGCGATGAGGTAACAATAGGAAATTACACAATTTCAACTGGCGGTTAAAATGCCTACTTACACAGTTACTAGTCCAAAAGGTCAAACTCTTAAAATAACTGGTGAAAAACCACCTACTGAAGAAGAATTAAATCAAATTTTTTCAGAATACAATAAAAAACAAAAACCTGTAATTGAGCAAGAAGAACCTGAAAAACTTACTGAAGCAACTATTATTCAAGACCCTAACTGGATATCTGCATCAAAATCTGTTTACAAAATGAATGAAGGGCAAGATGCTCCTGAGTTAGATTCAGATGACCAATATGCAAAATATGGTCTAAGGTATATGGGCTGGTTTAACTATAACCTTCCTAAGATGGGTCTTGAAGCAACTCAACTTACTTCTGCAACAGACGAACAAAAAAAAGATTTTGTTACTTTAATGGATATGTATGATGAAAAAGCTCCAAGCGTTGCAGGTTTTGGAAGAGCAGTTAAAGGTATTCTATTTGATCCATCAACATATGTGGGAGCAGCTACTTTTGGTGCTGCTACTGCGGGGTCTCAAGCATTAAAAGTAGGAATTAAAGAGGGTGTAAAACAAGCTACAAAAGCAGGGTTATCAAGAGGTGCAAAAGTAGGTGCTTTAGAGGGTGCTGCTTATACTGCTGCTGACAATGCTTTAAGACAATCCACAAGAATAACAGCAGGTCAGCAAGATAATTTTGATTTTGGACAAACAGCTAAAACTGCTGGTATAGGTGCAGCAGCAGGTTCAGTTCTTGGTGGTACACTTGGAGCAATAGGAGGAAGGGTTTCTGCAAGAAAAGCTCAAGAAAAGATAACTAATATTGAAGAAGAGTCTTTACAAAAAGCAGATCAAAAACAAACTGTAGAAGAAGTTAGTCAAGAAGTTGAACAAGATGTTGAAAAATTTAATAGAGAAACGGCTGAAGAAATTAGAGAAGAAAAAGCAACTTTGGGTGAAGGTTTACAAGCAGATATTGATTTAGAGTTAAGTCAAAAAGGTATAGATGTAGGAATACAAATTTTAGATGAGCTAAACATTCCAAGAGACCCATCCATACAAGTATCAGATCAAATTTTCCAAGCTTTACAGTTAGTAAATAGAGATTCAGGGTATAAAGAAGCATTTTTAAATATTTTACAAAAAAATAAAATTGATCTGGTTGAGTTTGCACAGTTATTTAAATTAGGCGCTTCTGATGCTGCTAAAAAATTAGCTCAATTAAGTGTTGCAAGAAAGTCTATGAAAGATATTGGCGATGAATTATCTGGATTAGCACCAAAAGAAGGAATGGCAGATGGTTTATTAAGAAAGTTTGGTGATTCTGCTTATGCTTTAGATAATGTAAGAAGGGGTTTATTAGTAAGTCAAATTGCAACTTCAATGCGTAACTTTACCGCACAAATAGGTAGAGTTGGTGTGCATACTTTAGTTAAAGGTATGGACAATGCTTTAAATGCAACTTTCAACCCATTAAGAAAACTTTTTGGAGCAGAAGCAGCTCCGGTAGACCATACAAACACTTTTGGGTTGTTATTAAATTTAACCAAAAATACAAAATTTGCTAAAGATGCAACAGAGTTTACAACAAAATATTTTGTAAATGAAAAAGATAGGCTCTTTAACCGTTACGCATCAGATGTAGCAGTAGCTTCTGATAAAGGAGTTATGAAAGGTGCACAAAAAGTAGTTGATGGTTTAAATATAGTAAACCGTATGCAAGAATTTTATTATAGAAGAGGTATGTTTGCTTCTTCCTTAGAAGAAACTCTTAGAAAAAAAGGTGTATCTTTAAAAGAAGCTGTAGAAAATAATGATATTTCAAAAATTACAAAAGCAGACGTTGAAAAAGCTGTTGATGATGCTCTTGAGTTTACTTATGCAAAAACACCTGACAATAAATTAGGTAAAGCTTTTGTAGATTTATCTAATTCAATACCTTTTATAACAACTGGTGTTGTTCCATTTGCTAGATTTATGGCAAATGCTATGAAGTTTCAATTTGAGCACAGTCCTTTAGGACCGCTTTCTTTATTAACTAAAGCAGAAAGAGCTAAAGTTGCTAAAGGAGATATGAGCGTATTTAGTAAATCTATGATTGGTAGTGCCTTGTTAATGTCTGCAGTAGAAGCTAAAAGAAGAGGGTTTGGTGGTGAAAAATGGTATGAATTAAAAGGAGAAGATGGGACAACTATAGATGCTAGACCTTATTTTCCAATGACACCGTATCTTTTAGTTGCAGATATTATTGTTAGAGCAGAAGAAGGAAGAATACCTCTTGACTCAAAAGATATTTTACAAGGATTAACAGGTGCACAATTTAGAGCAGGGGCAGGATTAGCTTTGGTAGATGATTTTGTTAATGATTTAGCTGGTGTTGATAGTGAACAAAAAATATCAAGAAAAGTGTCAAGGTTTGTATCAGATGTTTTAGGTGGTTATTTAACACCTTTCAGGATGTTGGGTGATTTTTTTAATCAAGAACAAACTTTTAGAACTGCTTTACCAGAAAGATTTTCATATGAAGATATTCCTCAAAATGTTTTAGAACAATTTAAAACTAGCATACCGGGACTTAGGGAAACTTTACCAGAAGTAGAATCACCAACGAGAGCTGCAGCTCCGGGAAGACCAGAAACAGTAAAAATACCTTTTACTGACATAGAAGTTCCCGGACCTTTAGCAAGACAACTTACAGGTATTACTGTTAGAGAAGCTAAAAATCCTGCGGAAAAAGAATTAGATAGGCTTGGTTTCAAAAGAAGAGAAATACTTCCATACACAGGTGATCCAATAGTAGATCAATCTAATGCAAGATATTTAGGACCTTTAGTAGAAACAGTTGTTTCTTCAATAGTAGAAACAGAAAAATACAAAAAGTTAAGAAATCCTGAAAAAGAAATTCTTATGAGAAAGGTACTTACAGAGTTAAGAAAGACAGCAAAAGAATATTCCGTGCTTGAAAATCCAGCAAGATTTATAGGAATTTATTTAAATAGATTACCTAAAGCACAAAGAAAACTTATAGATATTGAAGCAATTCAAGAAAAATTAATCTACTAAACTATGGGACGTTCAACCGAACGTATAGGAAGAAGCGGAGAATACTTTACTGCCAGCATCCTTTCCCTAATTTCAGACACAGTTATGATTGTTCCGCACGGAGCAGAAGCAGATATTGTGTTTGATTACAAAAACAAAATATATAAATGCCAAGTCAAAACAAAGTCAAAAAAAGGAAAGTACAAAAGTTCTTGGCGTTTTGATTTACGCAGAGGTTCACATAGTAAGTCACGGGCTTTTAAAAAAAACAGTATAGATTTATTTGCTTTGGTTTCTTTAGAGTATATGAATGTTTTGTTTTTTCCCTATCAAAAGAAAGGCAGTCTTTATATAAAAGAGGAAGACATGAAAGAAAAAGAGTCTATTAAGTCCTTCCACGAAGCTATGAAATTAGTTAGCTAAGAATCAAACTAAATAGACTTTACGTCAAAAGTGATATTAGCTTCTTGGTCCTTAGTATTTATGCCTACTTGTAATAAATACTCGGCAACTTCTTCTGGGCTCTTATCATTTTTAACAGCAAACTCATTTAATTGATTCACGATATATCTATTCAGCCAAACAGCTTTACGGTTGTTTCGCTTGTTATAGATAGGATCATTAAAATCTTTTAATAACATTGTTAAAAATACTTGTTTTTATGAACAAGTATGTTTATTATAGAACATATTAGTTCAAAAGGGGAAATATATGGAAACAAATGTAAAACAGTTTGATCCACAAAAATGTATTACTGAAGAGGACTTAGCCGATAGATGGGGCATTACTAAAAGAACTCTACAAAATAGAAGATATAAAAGAAATTGTCCTAATTTCTGGCGACCTAACGGTAATACGGTTTTGTATGATTTAGATGACGTTATCAGAATGGAAAACGAATCTTTTGTTTCTTTCGATGAGTCACGCTAAATATGGACCTTCGGCAGCAGAGAAATGGACCAAGTGTCCAGCTATGCCAACACTTGTAAGACAGGCGGATTACAAAGTTGGTGTACCTGCTGCCACAGGTACATTGATACACCAAATGACAGAAATGGTTTTAAAAGAGAGATTAGACAATGCAACGCTTAACGATTACTGGTTAGGCACAAAGCACGTAGTTGAAGACTTTGAAATAGAAGTAGATGAAGACATGATTGATTGTGCGGAAATGTATGTAGATTACATAAATAAAAGAACAGAAGAACTTGACGGTAAATTATTAATAGAAGAAAAAGTTTATCTATCAGAGATAAGCCCTGACCTATGGGGTACTGCCGATGCCATCATATTAACCAAAGAAAAAATAGCAGTTATAGATTTAAAGTCTGGTAAATATCCAGTAGAAGTTGATAACAACATGCAGTTAAAGATATATGCTTTAGGGGCATTAGCTCGTTACGGAGATGAAAATACTTTAGTTGAATCAACAATCGTACAACCGAGAGCAAAACATAGAAATGGCAAAATACGGTCAACAGAATATAGTGCAGAGAACTTAGTGAACTGGGCTGACGAGTTTCTAACACCGGCAATAGTAAGGTGTGAGGAAGAGGAACCTGAGTATGTATATGGCGATCATTGTCGCTTTTGTAATGCAAGGGATATTTGTAATACTTATAAATTTAATACAGGAGTAAAAAATGACTGAAGAAAATAAGTCACCTGAAGGCGATACCTTTAGGTTTTCGGATGATGGTCCGGAATACAAGGTGGATGATTTATCTGAAGAAGACAAATTAGTTTTTGCAAAGGTAAATTTTCTTAACAATCAAAATGCCAAGCTTAATCAAGAGGTTGCTGAAACTAATCTTAGGATTGAAGCGAATCAAGTTTTGGCTCAAGCGTTAAGTGAAAAACTTAAAGAAGCTGTTGAGCCAAAAGTAGAGGTGCCTGATGAGTCTAGCTGACATTAGAGAAAAGAGTAAGTTAAAGAGTCCTCGTATAGTGTTGTACGGAGGTGCGGGCGTAGGAAAAACTACGTGGGCTGCAACAACAAAGAACCCTATCTTCATCCTTACAGAAGATGGTATGGGTAAGGTTGAAGCACCTCACTTTCCATTAGCTACATCGTTTGACAAAGTTATTGAGAACTTAAAAACATTACTCAATGAAGACCACAATTATTCTACCGTAGTCATTGATTCTATTGACTGGTTAGAGCCATTGATCTGGAACAAAGCTTGTGAAGATAATAACTGGCGTTCTATTGAACAGCCCGGTTATGGTAAAGGCTATGTAGAAGTTCTTAGATACTTCAGAGAATACATAGACATTCTTAATCAGCTTAGAGATAAAAAGAATATGATGGTCTTACAAATAGCACACTCACACATTATTAAATTTGAAAGCCCAGAGATAGAAGCCTTTGATAGATTTACTCTCAAGCTTCATCGCAAAGCTTCTGATTTAATTCTTGAGCATAGTGATTGTTGTTTCTTTGCTAACTTTAAACTTGGTACTGCACAAGTACAGGGTAAAGGTGGCAAGATGACAACTAAAGCTGTTCAAGGTGAGCGAGTTCTGTATACCATTGAAAGACCTGCGTTCTTAGCAAAGAATAGATACGGTCTGGAAGCAGAACTTAAATTTGATTCTTGGGATACCGTCCGTGAAGGCATTGTTAAAAAGTAGAACGGCTAACATGGAAGAGGTAGAACAAGCTTTAAAAAAAATGGAAGCTGATTACAAATACTACAAAAAGTTATTAGATAACAATGAATTTGTAATCAACCTTCCGATTGGTGGGGAGTATAGTTTTCATGCGTTTCTTATCGCATTGAAAGAAGTTAAAGAAGACTTACAACCTAGTTATTCACGCTACAAAATGCAATAGGAAAATATTATGAGCGACTTAAAACAATTTACAGGCGATTTAGATTTAACCGACAACATGCCGGCTAATGAAAATATCGAAGAGGGGATGCACAATCTTACGTGCGTTGAAGAAAGTATAGTTGAGCAATCAATAAATAATAATCAAGAAAAGTATGGAAGCTATCTAACTAAACAAGTATTTAAGTTCAAGATTGGTGACACCAATATGAAGACTAAGTTTGAATACGTGATTGGTTCTGAGAATCAAGCAGGTTCACAAGCTTGGGCTTCGGTCAACATCAAAAAGATGAGTACGCTATTTGAAGCTGCGGGTTTAGATAGAAAAAGTTTTTTTGATTCTATGCAAACTGATTATCTAGTTGGTAAACAAGTAAGTGCTGAGATAGAACACGATGGTTCTTACTTTAATATTGTTGATAAAGATTTTAAAACTTTTGAAAAAGCAACCAACGGTACAGGTGAAGTAAAACAAGCGGTCGTAGAAAAGGAAGAGTCAACTCCTGTAAAGGAAGAGTCAACTGGAATTGTTGATGACGAAATCCCTTTTTAGGCTAGATTATTTTTTAAGACACAACAGACAATCTTTATGTGCTTACTGTAGAGCACCAATACAGGGTTTGTTTGTTGCTGTCGGAGGAAGTGTATACGGGGCTTGTTCTATGGAACATAGTGATAAAATTTTGAAAGGAGAAAGGCTACCAAGAGTAGCTTATGCAAACGAAGAGGGCGTTAAGTATGCTGTCAAACAATCAAAGGATACTTACGTCACTCTGAGTAAAGATAACGATTCTTTTGTGTTGCATGAATGGACACAAAAAGATAGGGAAAAATTATTTGCTGAGGTAATTTTAAATTTTTTAGATTATGCTAACGAGCAGGCTAAAACTGGTAATTTAGATAAGATAACGAAGATAATTAATGAGCGATCTGACTGAGTTTTTTAGAAACTTTGACAAGAAATCAATCTCATCTTTTGTTCATGCCAATGAGCAAAGGTCTACTGATGATTTAATAAAAGAAATGAACGAAGCGGGACTGCGTGTCAATTACTTAGACACGACTGGTTCTTTAGTTCGTGTGCCGGTGTTGTCAAGCGGGCAAGCAAGAGGAGATAGATCACAAGAACGTAGCGGTTGGTATTGTTGTAATCAATTAGCCAACGGACAATACGTTGCTTTGTATGGTAACTGGCGGACAGGTGAAGAACATAAATGGACTTCATACAATTCAGAAAGTTTGTCGGTAACACAACAACAAGAGTTACGTGATCTGTTAGATAAGAACAGACTAGAACAAGAAGAAAATAAACGTATAAAACAGAACGAAGTTGCCAAAGATGTGCAATCTAGATACGAGCGTTCTGAGGAGATTTTTGACCATCCATACCTAGACCATAAAGGTATTAAAAATTATGGCTTACGTGAGCTTTCTGGGGCTTTAATCGTACCAATTTACAACATAGAAGGAGAGCTTCGTTCTCTGCAGTACATTCGTGGTAAGAAAGGCGAAAAAAGATTCGTGTCTGGTGGCGAAATAAAAGGTAATTTACATTTAATCGGAACTGACTTTGCGTCTCTTAAGCAACTCAGCCAAATCGTTATCTGCGAAGGATACGCAACGTCAGCTTCCGTTAGGATGGCTACTAACTCTCCAGTAGCCATCTGCTTTTCTGCTAACTTTGCTTATGATGTAGTTAAAAACTTACGTAAGAAAACCGATTGCGAAATCGTACTAGCTTTAGACAATGACGAATCAGGACTAGGAGCAAAGAAAGCTCAACACATACAAAACGATTTTTTTAACATCAAAGTAAGGTTGCCTTCAGAAGTTGGCGACTACAACGACTTACACCTAGCTAAAGGTTTAGATCAAGTTAGGTTAGACATACTCAACAAAGGTTTAGGTTTACGCAATCTAAGTATTAAAACTTTTACCGAAGACCCGCCACCAAGAGAATGGTTGATAGAAGGGTTACTAGAATTAGGTAAGCCGGCAGTCTTAGCTAGTATCGGTGGTATTGGTAAGTCAGGAACAGTTATCTCAAGTGCCTTAGAGATAGCCGGTTGTGGTTCTGGGGAGTTTTTAGGTAAAAAAATTAACTCACATGGCGATTGCTTGATCGTTAGTTGTGAAGATGATTCTCAGGAAATTTGGCGAAGAATAGCAAGTATCGACCCAGAAGGTAAAAGATTTAAGTCAGACCATGACGTATTTGTGTATACCGTGCCAGATAAACCCAAGCCATTGATCTTTTTACAAGATGATAGTCAAGGTCTACGTTTGAGCGATCAGGCATACGAGTTCTTAGATGAACTTAACAGCTTTGATAACTTACGTATGGTGGTGTTAGACCCGATTCAATCGTTGGTACAAGCACCGATTACCACGAGTCAGGAAGCAGCTCAGTTGTATACTCAGTTCGTAGCTTCGATTGCTAGTAAGTTAAACGTAGTTTGTTTAAGTGTGCATCATATGTCTAAGCTCGGTCTACAAGGGGCGGATTTATCAGATTTAGATTTAAGATCGGCAATCAGAGGAAGTTCAGCCCTTGTCGATGGGCACAGGCTAGCGTGGATTTTAGCACCGGAGAAAGAAGAGCGAGTTAAATCTATTTGTGCGGAAGAAGGGTTAGACTATGATCGCTTCCGTGTGGTTAGGTCGCAAGTAGTTAAAGCTAACAGTAGCGAAGTAGATACCAACATGAAAACTTTAATCAGACGCAAAGCATTTTTAGAATTATACGAAAGGAGGTCGTTTACATGGGAATAGATAAGATAAATAAACCGCCACACTATAACCAAGGCGAGATTGAATCCATTGATTACATAGAGCAACAATTAGGCGATAAGTTTGATGCGTATTTAGAGGGGAATGTCTTGAAATATTTGCATAGATATAAATTTAAAAACAAAGGCAAACCAAATGACGATTTAAAAAAGGCAAATTGGTATTTAACCAGATTGATATTATTGAAGGAGGTAACACGTGGGCAAAGGCGATAAACCAAGACCGTATGATAGAGATAAATTTAACGAAAACTTTGACAAGATTTTCGGAAAAAAGAAGGCAAAACAGGAGGAAAAAAAGCCGAAGGATATGGAAGGTTCTTCCATATAGTGTGGAAGGTTCTTCCATACTAAGTAGAAGGTTCTTCCATATAGAGTAGTAAAACCTTCCACTATATCCGTATACGTATACTTATACGTATAGAGAGAAGGTTAAAAAAACCTTCTCTCAAAATAGAGTTATGTTAGAAGATTTTTGGTGGATACAGGATAGTTTTAATGAGGACGAAGACACGGACTTTCTCGTGCGTACGTCCGTACGTGAACGGTATAAAAGTTATAATGATTTACGGAGAGTTCTCTGGAAGTGGTATCGAGTACGTGCGGGGTATAAGCATTTGAGTGCGAGTGCTAAGTTAGTTTTATATGCGGTCGTGGAAAGGTTTAGATGGGAAACTTGGTCTTCGCATGATGCGTATAGGTATTATGCAAAGATGACAGGGTTGACACCGAAGACAGTTGGGCGGTGCGTAGATGAGTTAGTGGCGGATAAGATATTGGTTATTGCAGTAGAAGGGGAACATAAATTATTGAAGAAAGCTCGATCGGGCGTACGTAAGCATTTGTTATTGAGACAAGTGAGTACGCTTCTTGGAGAGTGAGTAAACAATGGATTTAAGAAGCGTACTCGGGGGATTCGTTAGTTCGTGCGTTCTTGCTTGTCTTCAAGTATTTGTATTTGTCTAATTAATCGCCTACGTGAACGTGGAGACATTATATCGCCTTCTAGTTCGAGTGTGCGTTTTTTTATGTACAGGCGTTCGTCCGTGTTCATATGTATTTTTTGTTTATTTTGTTTGTTAGTTGTTTTAGCTTGTTTTGTAGGTTTGTAAATTCGGTAAACTCTTTTTGGTTATCTTCAATAAATTTGTTAATCAATATTATTAGTGCTTTATGTGCGGGTCTTTTTTCTTTTAAGTTTAAAAATTTTCCTATATGGTCTAATGTTTCATGTTCTTTTCTTTCAATCGAAAAACTTACTCTATCTTTCATATGTTTTCTCCGTATGTTAGGAGTATATTTCTTTTCTTCTATTCTGTTGCTTAACTCTTTGGTTTTCTTCCAATAAGCGTCTTGTCTTTGTTTATCTGTATTCATTTGTCTTCTCCTAGTACGTAATCCATAAGTTTTTCTAAAATTAAATCTTCGTTGTGTTCCCAATACTCGTTAATGCTTTCTATGGGTTCTTCGTTGTACCCTATTCGTTCTCTATTGTTTTTTTTGTGCATGGTTCGACCTACTGAAACTAGCTTGTTGGTTAGTTGCTCAAGGACGTTTAAAGATTCTTTTGTTAGATTCCATGCATCATCTATTTCTTGCTCGTGGACTGAATATATCTCTGGTCTACCTTCTTCAAATAAAGCATTTTCTATTATGTCTATGCACTCTTCTATGGTTCTAGTCATTGGCTACTCCCTAAATTATCAATGTAAAAAGAAATGCTACAATCATCAGGCATTGGAGCGTGTTTTTTTATATATTTTTGATCTTTAGTAATTGGTAAACCATTTTTATCTTTTTTGATCTTGCCATTCTTGTGTTTTTCATATTCATATTTAACTTTGTAATATTCTAAATATGGGTAATCATCTAAATCATACATATCTATTTCTAATGAATATTTCTTTTCTAAATAATCTTGAAAAGCTTCATATATATCCCACGAATTGAGTTTTATTTCCATTCTTCCTCCATGTTCATATAAGCTTCATGGCATACTTCACAGCCACAAGTTTCATCATTAACATACTCAACTTTACTCCCACAAACTTTGCATGGTTTTATTGTGATGGTGAATTCATTCCAGATAATCATGCTTCCTCCTCCACTTCTACAACAGTTGATGTTGTGCCAAACATATTTCCTTCTTCTTTTCTAAGATAATAAATCTCGTTGTCTAAAATTACGTCAATATCTTTTTCTATAAAATCATCTGTATCAATAGTTTTAGTTAAGTTATTTGTTTTAATTGTGAATATCATGCTTCCTCCTTTTTGTTTCTTGCTCTCTCGTTCTCCGCTTTAAGTCTTGCTATAAATATTGGGTTATCTATAACTCTTTTGTTTGCCCATTCAACATTGTCAACAAAGTCTTTGGTTCTTCGTTTAACTTTGCCAACAGACTGTTCAAGTTTGTTGAGTTGGTCTTCTAGTTTTTTATTGGTCATTGTATTCTCCTGTTGGTATTGTTCCTATAGCAAAGACATTTCTTTGATTTATCTGTGCTATGCCATCTGCTAGTGCTTGCTTCTGCTTGATGGTTGGAATGGTTATTTGCCAAAGTTCTTCGCACATTTGATGATAGGTTTCTTCTTCACTTAATCCATGACTAAGTAATTCAACAATCC